ATCGTGGTTTAGGTTAGCACGTAGGTAACGATTTGCATTAAGTCACCTAGCAGTTGGAATACCTCTAGAAGTTCCAACAGGGTCTGAGAGGAATCCCTTAATCGGATAAATAACGTGTCCCTCTCTATTGCCGCATAGTGTAATGGTAACACAACAGATTTTGATTCTGTTATTGTTGGTTCGAACCCAGCTGCGGTAACATAATCGGAGGGGTGCCTGAATGGTTAAAGGAGCAGGTTGCTAACCTGTGACGGGGAAACTCGTCTGTTGGTTCGAATCCAACTCTCTCCGCGAGATACTTATAAAAAAAGGAGGTCCATATGAGACAGTTTATGACTCTTCACGGAGTTCAAATTGAAAACTTGATAGAATACATTAAAGATTATGTATCCACAAGAAAAGATGTTGAAATATTGGTTGGTTCCGATTCTCAATGTTATAGAAACACTAAAACAGTTTATGGTGCGGTTATTGCACTTTACACACCAGGTAAAGGTGCTCACGTATTGTGTAGTCGTGAGTCGATGCCTATGGAAAAAAATACTGCGGTTAGGTTAATGACCGAGGTTTGGAAATCAATTGAGATAGCCGAATATCTTCGTGAAAATGGTTTACCGAAACCAAAATGGATTGATATTGACCTAAATCCTGACCCTAAGTATAAATCAAATTCTGTTTTAAGGCAGGCGGTTGGACTTGTAGAGGGAATGGGATATCAGGTTAGATACAAACATCTTGGGGCTATGATAACATATGCCGCTAACCATTTAGTTAGAATTTAAAAATAAAAAAAAGATTTTCTTGATTATTCAAATACTTATAGTATATTTGTGTAACAATTAAAAAATTAAAACAATGAGAACTCAAAAACATACGATGTCGTTTACAATCTGCACTAAGTGGGCGGAGATTCGTGATATTGCTATGTCCCAAGGTTCAAACTTGTTTTATAACTAAAAATTATATATAACATTTCAGAAAACCTCGGGACAAAATCTCGGGGTTTTTTGTTTATGGGCTGTAATGTTCCAAGGTTGGCGAAGAACCTTTGCAAGGTTTTTGGGAGATTTCGATTATCTCACGGTCCACATAATGTTCGGGTAGCTCAACGGTGAGAGCATTCGCCTGATACGCGAAAGGTTGTAAGTTCGAATCTTACTCCGAACACATAAGGTGCCCAAGCTAACTTGGTAGAAGCGTCAGACTGAAAATCTGAAGGACTCGGCTCGGAACCGAGGGGTACCACTAAAAATAAACGATTAAAACAGAATACTATGGAAAGTGACAAGTATAACAAACAGAACTCCCTCGCAACTCTAAGGTAGAGTACTCGGCTTTTAACCGAGGTGTTCAGGTTCGATTCCTGACGGGGGAACAAAATGGTCGGATGGCCGAGTGGCTTAGGCGGAGGTCTGCAAAACCTCTTACATCAGTTCGAATCTGATTCTGACCTCAATAAAATGCGTGCGTAGTTCAATTGGTAGAATGTCGCTCTCCAAAAGCGAAGATGAAGGTTCGAGTCCTTACGTGCGTGCAGACGGTCTTATAGTTTAATGGAAAAACGATTCGCTACGGACGAATTGAGTCGGGGTTCGAATCCCTGTGAGACCTCATAAGGAAAGTAAAGCGGCTACATCGGAGTGGCGACAGGTCTTGAAAATCTGGCATCCCCTTATACGGGATTGGGGGTCGGGTCCTCTGCTTTCCGCACATGGTGACTGTAGTGTAAAGGTTAACACGACTGATTGTGGTTCAGTTAATTAGGGTTCGAATCCCACTGTCACACTAACACGCCCGAGTAGCTCAATTGGCAGAGCAGCACTTTTGTAAAGTGAAGGTTGTAGGTTCGATTCCTATCTTGGGCTCTTAAAAAAAGTTTTGTTTGTTTGAAAAAGGTTTATTATCTTTGTGAAACAAATGCCGCGGTGGTCAAGGGGTTAAGACGCTTCCCTTTCACGGAAGAGTCACGGGTTCGATTCCCGTCCGTGGTACCCTGAACTTTTTTGTACCTTGTGCATATTTATTATAAAAGATAATTATGCCAAGACAAAAAAAGAAAATACATTATATGTATAAAACAACCTGTAAAATAACCAATAGATTTTATATTGGAATTCATTCGACAACAAATATTGATGATGGTTATTTAGGTAGTGGGAAAAGATTAAGATATAGTATCAGAAAATATGGTATTGAGAATCATTCTAAAAAAATTTTAAATTTTTTTGATTCAAGAGAATCGTTACTTGAACATGAAAAAAAAATAGTGAATATTGATTTAGTTAATGATGAATTATGTATGAATCTAAAAGAGGGTGGAACTGGAGGATTAATTGGGTTACCAAAAAAAACTTTAGATAAGATTCGTAAAGGAGCGTCTGACTATATGATAGAGAAATGGAAAAACAATGATTTTAGAAAAAAAATTATCAAGATTTTAATAGAAAATACTATAAAAAACCATAAAAAAGGTGTCATAAATTATAGTACCACTAAAAATAAAAATATTAGTGAGGAACATAAAAGAAAAATAGGAGATAAAAATAAAATAAAACAAAATGGTGAAAAAAATTCACAATACGGTACTTGTTGGATAACAAATGGTGATGAAAACAAAAAAATAAAAAAAGATAGTTTAATACCTGAAGGTTGGAGTAAGGGTAGAATTATAAAATAAAAAAAGGTTGATTGGGAAAGCCGAAGACACAAACAGAATATCATGGGTCGCAAGCCCCCTATGGTGTATGAGCTGAGGAGGGGAGAAATCTCAAGTAAGGCCAATCATAAAAACAGATGTCCACTCGCCCATCTTCTGTTTTCCTTTTTTCAAGGTCTATTAGTGAAATGGTTATCACACCACCCTGTCACGGTGGCATTTTCGGTTCGAGTCCGTGATAGACCGCACGTTCCGAAACATGACAACGGATAGTGTACCCTACACGATGAGAAACGGAGTGATGTCCGTATGGGAACGTACATTGACGTATAGGTAGAACGTCAGGGCAAGTCAGCCCGACTTCGTGAAGACGAATGATTATTCCTAACCCCATCTCGGGGGACAGCCGAAACACCTGTGAGTTGGATAAATGAGGGTGTTATTTTTTTTTAAAAGTGAAATACTTATTAATATATAAAATATTAATAACATGAAACAATTATTTTACTTACTACTTTTAACTGTTTTTACAACAGTAGGAGTTAACGCACAACTTCAATTCTTAAGTAAAGATGTTAACTCAAAATATCAAGATTTTAGACCCGTGGTATCCGCGAACGGTCATTATTTATTCTTTACAGTCGAGGGTAATCCTATTAATAAATATAAAGATGGTCAAGACATTTGGTTATCTGAACGTACTGATTCAGGTGAGTGGGGTAAAGCTGAGAGATTACCTGATTATATAAACTGTGAAAGGTATAACGGTGTTTTTTGGTCATCACCTGATGGGAATAGAATAATAATTAGAGGGGCTAAGGATGGTACAACTAATGGAATTATTCGTAGAGGTTATTCTATAGTTAGTAAATTTAATGGTGTGTGGGGAACACCACAACCAATAAAAATTCGTGACTATAATAAATTATCACAAGGTAAATTTACAGGTGTAACATTATCTCCTGATGAAAAAGTGATGATATTTTATTTTGATGACGAAAGAAATGGGGATTGGAATGACTTATGGATTAGTTATTTAAACGATACAACTAATGAGTATTCCACACCAATTATGTTAACTGAATTAAGTAATGAAGATGAAGATGAAATAAGTCCTTATATTGCACCTGATAACGAAACACTTTATTATTCGACAAATAAAAAAGGAGGTCTTGGTAATTTTGATATTTGGATGACACGTAGATTAGATAATACTTGGTTACATTGGTCAGTACCTGTTAATATAGGTAAACCTATCAATACTAAAAGATGGGATGCTTATTTTTCAATAGGGGAAAATGATAGTACCGCATACGTATCAAGTAACTTTAAATATAATTTACGTGGTGAAAAAGGGGGTTCTGATATTGCAACAACAACAATACCTGAATCATTTCGTCCAATATTGAAAAAAATAATAATTGAACCTAAAAAAGATACCATTTTTAAAATTGATACTATTTTTATTACCAAAGTTATACCTTGTGATTCTTTAGATACTATGAGTGATGAAAGATTAAAAAAAGAATATAATAAAGGACGAATACTTTTTGACTTTGGGAGTTCAGTGTTAAGACCAGAAGCGTATCATCAATTAGACGTTATTGTAAGATTATTACGTAATAATCCTGATATGAAAATTGAAATTGGTGGGCATACAGATGCAATTGGACAAGATAAAAGAAATGATATACAATCAGAAGAAAGAGCAATGTCAGTTAAATCGTATCTTATTGGTAGGGGATTAAAACCTGAGAATTTAATTACTGTCGGATATGGTAATAAAAAACCAATAATGCCAAACAACAATGATGGGAATAGACAATTGAATCGTAGGGTGGAAATTAAAATATTATAAAGTTAAAACCCTCCCATAACATAATTAAGGTCAGAAATTTCTGACCTTTTATTTTGCGGTTTGGATATTGTTTTGTATTTTTGTTTTACAAAACAATTACAAATGAATATTAACGACATACCATACAAAGAAAGAGTATCACTTGAAAAGTTTATTGCCACTAATTTTACAAAATTAATTAAGGATAAAGAATTTGAATTCATCGTATATAACTATCGCGGGGTTGTTAAGATTAAAAACATTATACCACCAAAGAACGGATTATATGGAGATTATTCAGTAACTATTAAAGTTATTAAATTACAAAAAGAAATTTGGGTTGATTACTCAACTAAAAAAAAGGCATTGAAAGACGTTACATCGGTAACAAGTTCAAATGTTAGAGGTGTTAACAATAGAATTAGATATGTTATTGAAAAAGAATTACAATCATTGTCAGGAATATTTTCTATTGACCGTTATCGTATAAAGGCAAAAAGTGTTGATTATAAAACAGTAAAGAACTAAATAATATGAAAGAGTTAATTAAAAAATATGAGAGGGCTAGAAATAAAGCTAACAAACTTTATCAGGAGATATTAAATACCTCTGATGGGTTTTTATATGTAACTTGTTTAAGGTGTTATGGTTCCCTAAGTTGGCAAACCCATAATAATGAGTTCTCCGTTCAGGACTTATGTAATGAATTTTATGGAGACAACGGGATTGTGGATGTTTATACCAACAACCCAAATCATGAAATTCAATCATATGGTGATGTGAAGGTTAAGACGTATGAAGAAATTATGGATATGTCAAAGGATAATATATCAATGTCAAACGCTATATGTAATTGGATGACAAGAAGTTTATAAAATAAATTTGGTGGTCTCACAACTATTATATACCTTTACATTATGAAACAACTACCATACATCAACCGAACAAAAGGAATTATTGGCTACACAGAATCTGCAATTGCTAAAAATGAAACTAATGATTGTTTCGTAAGAGCCGTCGCATCTGCATATGAAATCCCATATGATAATGCGCATACTTGGGTTAAAGAAAAATTCAATAGACAAAATAGAAAAGGAACTATGGCTGTATCTTGTAAAATGGCAACAATGGCCTCAAGCGGTTATAAGTTTAACAACAAGTCAATAAATCCTATTGATAAGTTGAGAACTTATGATAACACGACTTATAAAATGAAAAGAACTACACTTAATCAATTCATTAAAAAGTATCCAACAGGGACTTATATCCTTATTGTTAGGGGACATGCTTTTACCTTGAAAAATGGTGCGGTGATTGGTAATAAAGGTGATGCATCATCAATGAAAAAGATTGTTCACGACGCATATCAAATAATTTAATATGAATACAATAGGATTAATTGGTAGTTTATTACTAACATTTTGTGGGGTTCCAGAATTATATAGAACCATTAAAGATAAGAAATGCCATTTAGGGTGGGGGTTTTTATCTATGTGGTTATTTGGGGAGGTATTTTGTTTATTCTACGGATTTGATTTAAAAGAAATCCCATTATTAATAAATTATACTTTTAACTTATTTGTTGTTTCTGTAATGTGTTACTATAAAATAAAAGGTTTTGCCAAGTCAAGTAAATTTCGTATCTTTGTGTAAACAAAACCAAAATATATGTTTGACAAATTAATTGATTTTATAATTCATTTTATTTCTGATGTACTTCCATTTCATGTTGTTAATTCTTGGGAAAAAGGTGTTTACTTGAGATTTGGTAAATTCATTAAAGTAGTTGGTCCTGGATTAACATTTAAGATACCATTTGTTGATAAGATTTGGACACATGAGGTTATTACTCAAACTGTTCATTTACAACCTCAGACTCTAACTACATTAGATGAGAAGGGTATTGTTCTTAAATCTATTGTTAGATACCATGTACATGATGTTCAGAAATTCTTACTGAATGTTATGCATGCGTCTGATGTCCTTGTTGACACAACCCAAGGGATTATTAGAGATACCGTTGAGGGGTATAATTGGGTTGACTTGTACGATATAAGTGAACATTTAGAAAATAAAGTTCAAGATACTGTTGGTAATTGGGGTATTACTATCGAGCGTATCACACTAACTGATTTGGGTATTGTTAATACTTATCGTATTATGTCCGATTCAAGTAAACAAACACCTATAATTAATACTGAAACTGTTTAATATGAATATATTTTTGTTAGATTGGGACGTTAAAAAATGTGCAGAATATCATTGTGACAAACATGTTGTTAAGATGATACTTGAGACCGCACAATTATTGTGTGGGGTTCATCATATGACCCCCCAAGTCACCCCTCAAGTTCCATATAAGTTATCCCATAAAAATCACCCTTGTGCGATATGGGCAAGAGAATCATTAACCAATTATCTATACTTGTGTGAACTTGGTTTAGAACTTTGTAAAGAATATACTTATCGTTACGGTAAACGACACAAATCACAGGATGTTATTGAGTGGTGTGTAACAAATAAAGCACAAATTTGTGACAAAGGTTTAACTAAACCAGCTTTAGCTATGCCTGATGAATATAAAGTTAACGACGCAATTGAGTCGTATAGAAATTACTACTTGGGGGCTAAGTCGGGATTTACTACATGGAAAAATAGAGAAATTCCAAATTGGTTTAAAAAAGATTTGGTAGTTCAAGAATAATTATTATCTTTGTGTTGTGATTGATTGAAACGATTCAGATACAATTATTCGGTCACAATAATTAGAGCGAAAAAATTCTAATTCAGAGTGAGACAGAAACGATTCAGATACAAAGTCTTACTCTTTTTTTATACATCAATAACTAGTTGGTCTCTACCAACTCTAAAAGGATTAAGACCTGATTCTCTAAAGACAGTCCTTACTAATAACTTCCAATAAGTTCCACCCATATGTTTAGCAACAATAGCAATTGCTAATCCCCATTTACTCGACCTAACAACAAAATTAGTATCTTCAGTTATTTCACCATTAACAATATATTCAGCAATTTCTTTTTTAGCGAAACTAATAACTTCAGTTATTTCTGAATTAGATATTTCTCTATCATCGTATAATTCAATATCATTTCTAGTTTTTCTATCATAAGCGTGGTTTGTTCTATCAACATCAAATGAAAAAATAACTTCTATTTTTGATGAGATTTGACCAATTCTTTTTTCAAGTATTAAATGTTCTTTAATTAATTTTTTTAAACTCATATTAATATAAATATATTAAAAATAGGACTTTTTTATTTATAACAATATTTATAAACATATAAAATTTGAAATCGTTAAACCTATGAGTTCTGAAGTTATTGTTGCATTTATTACAGGTATATTAGGTCCTGTATCTTTATTATTAATTAAACAATATTTTGATAAAAATAAGAAAAAACCTGACATTATAAAAGAAACTCTAAAAGAAGGTGAACTTATTGTAACTAAGTTGGAAAATATTAAAGAAGAATTTAAAGCTGATAGAGTTTGGGTTGCACAATTTCATAATGGCGGTAATTATTACCCAACAGGAAAATCAATGGCTAAATTTAGTATTATTTATGAAGTGGTTAATGTTGGAGTAACATCAATACAGTCTAATTTTCAAAGTATTCCAGTTAATTTATTTAGTAGGTCTATTAATCAATTATTAGAAAAAGACACAATAGAAATTTCTGATTTTAAAGATGAAACTATCGCTACCTACGGATTAAAATACATTGCCGAAGATACTGGATGTAAGTCAGCATATTTGTTCTCAATAAAATCTATTGACGATAAATTTGTTGGAATTTTGGGTGTTGATTTTACAAAAAGAAAAACAAGATTAGAACCAACGGATATTTCACATATGTCTAATTACTCAGCGACTTTAGGAGGTGTTTTAATGGATAGTGGAAAGTAATTATTTTTCAAATCTTTCTTCAAGATAATCTAAATCAAAAATAAATAATTTATCTCTTCTCAGAGTTATTGTTGAGTCTTCAATATCTATTACTCTACCAATATAATTTTTATTGGCATATTCTAAATTTACGTCCTCGGCCTCACCATCATTGGCTAAATACTCTATAGTGAAAATTGTTAATGTTTTATCATTTAAATTACTGTCAATATCTTTATTTTGAGTTATTAATGATTGTAATTCATCATGTAATTTTAAATCATATGAAACATATTGTGAAAGAACATATGGTACTGTGTCATGTATTTCTATAGAACCGTTTAAATCACATTTTTCACATCCAACATTTCCATTACTACATTGGTCACAATCTACAGTTCCTTCCCCTGAACAATTACTACACTCAAGTTTCCCACCACCTTGACATTCATTACAAGAATTTCCTTCCTCATCTTCTCCGTATCCTCCACACTCATCACAATCCACTTCTCCTGTCCTATCACATTCATCACATGATTGATATCCATTACCATCACAATAATCACAACTATGTTCACCACTTCCTCCACACTCATCACAATCAACATTATTTACAGTATCGCCAAATTCAAACGTATTAAATCCGAATAAATTATTTTTTACTTTACCTACAATAGTTTCATCATGGTTACCATTTGCAATCTCATAAGTAACAAAAACTAAGACTGGTATATTGTTAAGAGATATAATTTTTTTAATAAATTCCAAATGAGTATTTGTCATTATTATTTTATAAACTCCTTCAAGTGTAATAGTTCCACCTCCTTTTATAAAAGGTTGAATACTTTTGGCAATAGCATATATACTTGTTAAGCTCATTCTTTTTTATTTATAAATACTAGTTTACATTAAATGAGTACCAGATATTTATTAGATTATGGAAAGAAAAATAAAACAAGAAATTTCAAGAGTTAAAAATCTGATTTCAGAAACAACTCTTACATCAAGTGATACTCTTTTTGGAGGTTCTAAAGTTAATATACCAGCAAATGGTTCTCATGCGGGACAAACTGGATGGCAAAGTGAAAATGCTTGGGATATCCCAACAGATATAGGAACCCCTGTTTATGCTATTGCAGATGGTGTTTTAGAAACATTTAGAGACTATGGGGAAAAACCAGTACATGTAGGAGGAAAAACATTATTTGGTATTGGGTTTACGGTTGATAGTGACGGAGGTCTTCCTGATGTTTACTATACTCACTTAAAAGATGCCAAAGTTAAAAAGGGAGACCGTGTAAAGTGTGGTCAATTATTAGGGTTTGTTATGGACTTCCCTAATAGTAGTTATGACCATGTACATATTGGTGTTGAATATGGACACGACATCAGAGAATTTTTAACTAAAGAAGGTAAGATAAAATGTAATGGTAAATCAATTAGTGTTGGTTCACCTATTGAGACATCTGAGGTACCATCTTCATCGTCCACAGAAGAAGAAAAATCGCTATTAGATAAAATTTTAAATTCTGATTTCGGTGGTAAAAAAATTAAAGAGTTAATAACCGATGTTGAGGATGATTTTACAAGTTTTGTAAAAGGATTGTATGATTTTTTCAAAAATTTTAAATAATAAAAAAACCCTCTTTTGAGGGTTTTTAAATAAGATTAAGTTAGTAATGAAAATTACTTAACTTCTTTAGTCGAGTCAACAACTTTAGTAGTATCTACAGTAGTCTTAGTAGTATCTACAACAACTGTTGAGTCAGTTTTTACAACACAAGTGTCGCAAGTTGATTCAGTTCCAGTTGTGCTACCACCACAAGATGCCAATACAGTTACTACTGCCAAAGCCAAAATTACTTTTTTCATGTCTGTTTTTTTTAATTGTTTAAGTTTTTATTTCTGTTTTATAAATATAGTTTAATCTAACAAAAATGTCAAATCTTTTGAAAAAGTTTTTTCCGTCTCCACAATCTTTTCCCAAACATCCACATATTTATATATATAAAATATATAAAATTTATGAGAATAAGAACTTATGATAGAAAATTAGGAAAATGCAGTTGCGATAACTGTGGGATAGAATTTGAAAAACCAATTTCGGAAATTAAAAGGAATCAAAAATTAGGTAGAAAAAACTTTTGTTCTAGAATTTGTGTTGGGGTAAATAATAGTAAAAATTTATTAAATGTTAAAAATAGATATGATATTACACAACATTCTAACAACAGAAAAAGTGAAAATACGGGATTTAACTACCATTTTAGAACTATTAAAAAAAGAAATAAAAATTATAATGTAACCATAGAAGATTTGAAAGAACAATGGGATATACAAGGTGGTATATGTTATTATTCGGGTGTTAAATTAGAACTTATGTCTTATAGTAAAGATAAACCAAGTCAAATATATTCCGCATCATTAGATAGAATAGATAGTAATAAAGGATATGAAAAAGGTAATATAAGGTGGGTTTCCAAACCAATTAACTATATGAAAAATACAATGACAGATGAAGAGGTTTGGGAATTATGTAAAATTATATGTGAAAATATGAATAAAAAATCCCGTCAAATTTAATGGAGATGACGGGATTTAATTGTGGATGTGGAGTAGCGCAGATTCGAACTGCGGTCTTTCCGATTCAACAATAAATGACTACACGTTTAGTACAACATTAGTTCTCAATGTTCCGAAATATCAGGTTTGATATATGTGAGAAACCCACCTGCAAACAACTTGGTCTCAGAATTATTTTAAAGAGCTCTGACCCGTCACTCCCGACACATTTTACTGGTATATGTCAAACCTTACGAAGCTGCTGTTCCTAGGTTATATGCTTCCCGACCCGAAGGTATCATAACAATTAAGCTACAGATACAGTCTCGTCTTGTCTAATAAGACCAGCAAGAGACATTTTGTTCAAAACGTTGCCGTTTAAATTTTACCACCGTGGATTCAAGTCGTAGATGACATCCGACTACGTGCCATTTATCCCTGATATCTGAAATCAAATGCCTATACCTACCCCATAATTTCAAATAACTTGTACAAATGTACGAATAAATATTTAATTTCCAAACAAAATTGGTATTTATATTAAAAAGATTTCATGAGAATTATAAAAGAAGCGAAAGAAGATTGGTTATATATGCAATTACACATGTTTAAACAAGGTCTTCTTGCTGCAGTACACATAAAAGATGATTTAATTTTTGAACTTAGAGATAATGGTATATTAGTTTTAAGGTTTGATGATAATTCGGATTATTTTAAGCTTTTTGGTTTTAATGAATATACAATTAGACATTTGTCAGATATGTTCTCATCATACGGAGGTGGTTATGAATATTTCGATTCTTATACCGCCTCTGAAGATTGGGGACAGGGGTATTTATACAATTATTTTAATAACGAAAATAAAGAATTATTTGAGGAAATTAAACAATATCTGTCACCTGAATTAGACTTGAATGAGAATAACGATTTGATTAGTTTTTGTAAATTATTAGACGATACTTTCACTAATAGAATTGGAATTATTACTGGGGACTATAGTGGTGAGATGGATGCCGCAATTGAAACTACTCTTAAAGAAGCTGCCAGAGAAGATTTATGTGATATTTTTATGACAGATGGTATATACCAAATAGGAAATAGTTGTTTTTACAAATACTATACTACAGTAGATAATTTAATAAAATTATATGATAGATTTAATGATAAAACATCAAATATTAGTGGATTATTAGAAAAATTAGGAGAGGAAAAAGGTGTGGATAATAATGAATATAATGATTGGTATGAGTATCACTATCACGATAACTTTGATGAGGGAAGTTTTAATAGGACTGTAAATTGGAATCTTGAAAAGATTAAGGAAGAGCTTTTTGATTCAGATAATTTTAAAGATATAGAGGAGTTTAAAAAAATTAGAGAAATTTTAAGTAAATTTACTTTTAAGAAATGGTATGATTTACCAAAAGATAAGAATAAAATGTTTAAGATAATAGGTGTTGACCCAACGACAAATCATATTTTATATGAATATAAAATAAAAAATACCATGGATTTTAAAAAAGGTAAATCAGATTTAAAAAATTTTAATTTATTTTTATTTCAACCAGAATTATTTTAAAATGTCAAATTAATTTAGTATCTTTGTAAAAAAAGATATAAAATGTCAAGAAATTTAGAATTACTAAAAGAAGTATTATCAGTTCCAACCGTAACATACGAAGAAGATAGAATGGTTCAATTTATTTCAGATTGGTTAACTGAAAATAAAATTGAACATTATGTTGATGAATATCTTAATGTGTACGCTATTAAACAAACAGGAGAAGTTCCTGATAATTTTATTTTCCCTTGTGTAATTGCCCACACAGATACTGTTCATAGAATTGATACAATTAATGTTAGAGAAGAAATGAAACCTAACTCTAATGGAGAATTAAAATTATCCCTAAAAGCATATAACGATGAAGGTAAACCAACAGGAATTGGTGGTGATGATAAATGTGGTGTTTTTGCATGTCTTGAATTATTAAAAGAATTACCGTATCTTAAAGCGGCATTTTTTGTATCCGAAGAAACAGGTTGTCATGGTTCAAAACAAGCCGACCCAAAGTTTTTCACTAATGTTGGATATGCCATACAGTTTGATGCTCCTGAGAATTGGATGATTACTGAAACCTGTTTTGGGGCCAAATTATTTGACAGAGAGAGTGAGTTTTTTCAAAAGTGTGATAAGATATTAAATGAAAATATGAATGAAAAACGTCAATATATGAGACATCCTTATACAGATGTATACGCATTAAAGGCTAAATTTGATTTTTCTTGTATTAATTTCTCAATAGGTTATTATGATTATCATACAAAAAATGAATACGTTGTGGTTGAGGATACTTTTAATGGAATTGAGATGGGTAAAAAAATGATTGAATTGTTAGGGTATACGAAATACCATAAGAGTATTGAAAAATCAGAATCATTTAGATATTGGTAATATTTATATTAAAATAATATAAATGATTATTTCTGAACAAGAAAAACAAAGAATTTTATCTATGCATAAAAATTATGGTTATAGAACCATAAATGAGTCGCCAGAAATTATAACAGAACAATTAAAAAATAATTATAAAGAATTATTTAAAAGTATAGAATCTAATTTTGAAAAATGGATTGATAGAGAAGGTGAAATAGCCTTAGAAAAATACTTAGTTAAAGATAGTAGACCATTTAAAGAAAGATTTGTAGAATGGATACGTAATATAATAAAAAAAATAACTTTAACTAAATCAGAGTCTGAAATGCTAGCGGAACTAGTTTCTACTCAAGTTAAAACATCAGTAAATTTTAGAAATAATTTTGTTTTAAAAAAATTTCCAAAATGGAAAGAAGTATATAAAACACATCCTAATAAACTTGAAAAATTTGTTAAATATAATTTTGGTGAAGAATCTTGGAATTTATTTTTAAATTTAAATAAAAGTCCGTTAAAACTAAGCGACATAATATCCAATAGGGTCATTATGACAATAAAAGATACTAAAGTTAAAAATGAACTTGAGAATTTCCTAAAATTAACCTTAAACGAACGTAATTACCATTTCGAATGGAACCCAAAAACAAAAAAACAAGAATCTTATTTTGTTTCTGAAGACGGCACGCTAACCCCAACAACATATTTAGATTGGTATATAAAAGGTCATGTTAGTGGACATGATGTAGGATTAAATGATAATTTATCTAAGTTACCAACAAAGTTATCCAATGGTACAGAATTTAGATTAAAAATTAAAACAATTATTGAAAAAGATATACCTGAGTTTGATTTATCAAAAGTCCCACCTATGGATTTAAGAGAAAACTGGAGGATAGATACTATCCCGAATGAATCGCCAAATGATTTAATGAATAGACAATATCAATTAATTAATGAATTAGTAAATAAATGTGATAGATATAAAGGTGAAACATTTGACCAAACAAAAATAAAAATTATAGGTAAACAATATATTACAGGGAGAAATGTTTTTGAAATTGAATTATCAAAAGGAGAAAAAATATTATGTTACGAATCAAGCGGTTCAAATACAGAAACAACAGGTAAAAAGAATGGAGAATGGTTTGTAATACCTGGATTTGGTAAATTATATAAAGATGGAGTATTAATCTCAGATACTTGGTTTATTAAAACTCCTGAAAACGTTGGTATAACATCTAACAATCAATACTTTAAAGATTTAGACATGTATTTAAGGGCAATTCATGGATACCAATAGAAAAAAAGGGAGATTAACTCCCTTTTTTTGTTTTAGACACTTGCAATGTATCCCCATCAGTTGTTTTTAGAGTATATCGTGTGTCTTCTTTAATATTACCCTTAAGAACTTCTTCAGAAATGAAATCCTCAACTTTATCCTGAATGGCTCTTTTTAATGGTCTTGCACCATACATTTCATCAAATCCCACTTTAGATATCATTTCTTCAATTGACTTATCAAAATTAATAAAATACTTAAGGCCATCCAATCTTGATTTTAACTTAGATAATTCAATAGTTACAATCTTATCTACATCATTTTGTTTTAATGAATTAAATACAACCACATCATCTATTCGATTTAAAAATTCAGGAGAGAAGAATTTTTTAAGTTCTTTGTGTAACGTTTCTTTCCTCAACTCTTCATTTGCAAATACGTTATTTGCATTTGTAAAACCGATACCAGCACCAAAGTCTTGCATTTTCTTAATACCAAGATTTGAGGTCATGATTATGATACAATTCTTAAAATTAATTTTACGACCCAAACCATCTGTCATATGACCATCATCTAACATCTGTAATAATGAAGAGAAGATATCTTTATTCGCCTTTTCAATTTCATCAAATAAGATTACAGAATATGGTTTATTTTTAACTTGTTCGGTTAATTGGCCACCTTCATCATATCCAACATATCCTGGAGGAGCACCAACCAAACGAGATACAGTGTGTTTTTCCTGATATTCGGACATATCCATACGAATTAAAGCATCTTCACTACCAAAAACTTCTTTAGCTAATTGTTTTGCTAAGTATGTTTTACCAACACCTGTTGACCCCAGAAAGATAAAAGAACCAATAGGACGATTAGGGTCCTTAATCCCAAGACGATTTCTACGAATAGATTTGGCAATACGTTTTACCGCATCTTCTTGACCAATTACTTTATCATTTAATGATTTATCTAAATCAACCAAAGCTTTGGTATCGTCCGAGTTTAGTTTACTTACAGGTATTTTAGTCATATTAGAAACAACATCATATACCAATTCTATTGAAACTTCTTTCTTTTTGACATTAATATCATTTTCGAATTTTTTCTTTTCATCATCTAATTTTATTAAAATCTTTCTTTCTTTATCTCTCAATTCGGCAGCCTCTTCATATTTTTGGCGTTTAACAACATCAATCTTTTGATTTTTTATATCAAGGGCTTTAGATTTTAATTCCTCAATAATATCAGGTAATTTCATATCTACTTGACATCTAGCCCCAACTTCATCTAATATATCGATAGCTTTATCAGGAAATTCTCGGTCAGTAATATACCTTTCCGCCAAGTTAACACAAGCATTTAATACTTCATCACTAAACATAACTTTATGGTAACTCTCATATTTATTTCTAATATTTTTTAGGATTTCCATCGTTTGTTCCTTAGTCGCACCATCTACAATTACTTTTTGGAATCTACGTTCTAACGCACCATCCTTTTCAAAGTTTTTACGATATTCATCAAGAGTAGTGGCACCAACACATTGTATTTCACCGCGAGCAAGAGCTGGTTTAAAGATATTGGAAGCGTCTAATGAACCCGAAGAATTTCCCGCTCCAACTATGGTATGTATTTCATCTATAAAAATTATGATATCTGGATTAGCCTGAAGTTCTTCAATAATCACTTTCATCCTTTCTTCGAATTGACCTCTATATTTTGTACCAGCAACTATTGAAGTCATTTCAAGTGAAAGTATTCTTTTATCGGCAAGATTTCTAGGACAATCTCCTTCATAAATTTTCATGGCAAGACCCTCAACAATTGCGGTTTTACCACAACCTGGTTCACCAATAATAATTGGATTATTTTTCTTTCTACGAGATAAGATTTGTGCAATTCGAAGAATTTCTTTTTCTCTACCTACAACAGGGTCAAGTTTACCTTCTTCAGCTAACTTAATTAAGTCTCTACTGAAATTATCTAATGCGGGTGTTTTTGAGTCGTATGTTTTTTTTGACTCTCTTGGGTTGTCATTATCCATTGATTCTATCATATGTTTTTATTTTAGTTAAAAGATACAAAATTTATTCTAAAAATACAATATTGACTATTTGTCATATTATAAATAAAAAATATGTCAGTATGTCAGTCACATCTGTTATTTTTTCACCATTTTTTTATTGGTACAAATTTAGTTGACTTATTCGAAATAAAAAAATAAATTTAATAAAAAAACAAAAAAATTATGATTTACATGAATTCACACTTTGACAGATTATTTGACGGGTTTTTTAACCAACCCACTTACAGTAACATGGCTTTAAAAAACTCCGATAAAGAGCCTTATGAGGTTAATTACACTAAAGATGGTGCTTATTTATTTTTTGAAGTTCCAGGGTTTAACAAATCAAACCTAAAAGTTGAGGTTGAGGGAGGGGTATTATACGTAGATGGAAAAAGGACCTATAAATTAAATGGTGAGGACGCTGAAAAAGTTATCTCACAAAAATTCAAAATAGGTCAAGAATACAACCCTGATAACATTGAAGCAACAATTGAAGACGGAATTCTAACAGTGTTCGTACACAATTACAAGAAATCAGAAAAGAAAAAAAGAATTAGTCTTCTTTAATTTATAAACCCTCCGATTGGAGGGTTTATCATTTTAATATATTTATTTGTATGGAAGCTTGGAAAAAATATATTTCACAATTAAATGCTGATGAAAAATTATTAGATGTCTATCGTAAACTAAGAAAAGAATTTCAAAAAGAGGGATGGTCAGAAAAAGATTTAGAAAAACCTCCATATTATACTAGAAAAATTATGGAATTATTTGAACAATTTGGAGTTGAACAAAAAAAATTAGGAATTGAAGTTAAATCTTATTTTGGAAATATTGAATTATCTGATTATATGGATTATATTCAAAATAAAATGAAAGAAATAAACGATGAGACCCCATTAGACAAAAAGGAGGAATAATATGGCAGTAAAAAAAGAAATAATTGAAGGAACTAAAATAATCAATGAAATTGATTCAAGTAATTTATCTAAAACAGAATATGATGTTGAAAGTAAAAAACTTGTAGTTGAATTTAAAAATGGGACCAAATACGAATATGACGAAGTTCCTCACAATATCTACACAAAATTTAGAATGGCCGAGTCCCAAGGAAAATTTTTTAATACTGAAATATCAAAAACTTACAAATACAAAAGAATTTGATATTTATACTTAATGGATAAAAGTGTTAGTATATTACAAAGTTTTACAATTAGAAATGAGTTAAATCCTAAAATTTGGGTTAATTCAAAATCTAAAGATACTAAAATGAAAACAGAGATTAGAGAATCTTTGTTAGAAATCGCACATCAATTTATTGAATTTCTTAAAGTAAATGTTTTTATTGAGGATATTGTAATGACAGGTTCATTATGTAATTACAATTGGTCTGAGTTTTCAGATGTTGATTTACATTTAATGATTGACTATACACAGTTTCCAAAAGACCAAGTTGATATATATAAAGAATTATTTAATATTAAAAAACTTTTATTTAATAAAAATCATAATATCACAATAAAAAAATTTGACGTTGAGTTATATTGTCAAGATTCAAGTGAGTCTCATTTTAGTAGTGGTATGTATTCTATATTATATGACGAGTGGATAGAAACACCTGAAAAAGAATCAGTAAATATTGATAAAGTTTTAATTAAAAATAAAGCTAAAAAGTGGATGAACGATATTGATATTCTTATGAAACACGCATCCCATGAAGAATTAGAAGAGGCTAAAGAATTAATAGGGAAGTTTAAAGAAAAATTAAAGAAATATAGAACATCAGGTTTAGAAAAGAAGGGAGAATACTCTAATGAAAATTTAGTCTTTAAATTTTTAAGAAGAAATGGTTATATTGAAAAATTATATGATTTTGAAAATAAATTGATGGATAAATCACTTTCATTATCGGAATATAATATAACAAATGGATAAATTGATATATTTATAAAGTAAAAAAGATTATGGCAACAACATATTCGGCGGGAACTTTTGTATCTTATATATGTTTAGAATGTACATCAGGTTCGACCACAACAACATCTAAGGCATTAAATACTCCACACCCTTACTATACAAATAATGAAGGAGACGTTGTTGTTCAGTTACAAATGGTGACATTAGGTGGACCTAATGGTTTAAATAGTTAAATAAAAAAAATTAAATAGAAATAAAATGGCAGATTTACAACCACTTGGAAGTGAAAAATTACAAGGAATGGACAAAATAAATAGAATTCTTGAAATTGCAAGATTTAAAGAAAATTCTCCAAATCCTGTTAATGAAACATCAAGAAACGAATATAACTTAACTTTGGCAGATGGTAATGAGTATAAGATAGTTAAAGAAAAAACGGGTTATATTATTAAAAAAACAATATCTGAAGGCACTACTGACTATATTGAACCTATGAAAAATAGGAAATATTATTCATCATATTCGCAAGCATTAAAAAGATTAAATTTAATGGTTAAAGAAACAAATACTCTTTTTGAGAATAAAGATGGTATTTCATTATTTTCGGAACAAAAAAAGTTTGTTTTAAAAACTCCTAATTCAGAAAAAAAAAATTCTGAACCAGAGTCTGATATAGAAAACGTTCCTCCCCCACCTCCAGCACCACCAATGGGAGACACAGGAGCACCACCGCCACCGCCAATGGGAGATGTAGGAGCACCACCTCCACCACCAAGCGGTATGGGTGGAGACGATATGCCACCACCGCCACCAAGTGATGAAGAAGGTGGAGATGACATGCCACCACCTCCTCCAGGAGACGATGATGAAATGGGAGGTGAAGAGCACGAACAAGGTGGAGTAACATTTAAAACAATACAAAAATTAACAGGTAAATTAGGTCAAAAACTAAGAGCTTTAGAATCACAAGGTGATGAACCTATGTCATCTAAAGATGTTAAGTATGTTATTAATTCTATTTTATCGGCATTAAGTTTAGATTCTCTTGATGAAGATGATAAAGAAGAGATTATGAATAAGTTTGATGGGGAAGAAGATATGGGTGACGAAGGAATGGGTGATGAAGGAATGGATGATGAAGGAATGGATGATGAAGGAATGGATGATGATATTATGAGTGGTGGAGATAGTGAAACAACACCTGAAGAAATGGGTGAAAGTTGGGCCGATTTAGGATTTGATATTGCATCAAAAAGAATTGCTCAAGGTATTACTCCTAATAATTTTAATGAAGAAGAAGATATTGACAATCCTCACCATCATATAAGTAGAATTGCTGATGAAATGTTTGTTGAAAATAAAGTAGAGAATATTCTTTCAAATTACTTCGTTATTAATGAAAGTGAAAAAAGATTTAATAAAGAAGTTGAGGCTAAAAGAAAGATAGTTAAAAAAATAACATCAAAAGAGGTTGAAAATGAAATAAAAAGACTTTCTGAGTCTGTAAAACAAGAGATATCGTCAATAAAATTTCTCAAAGAGAAAGAAGGTGCTAAATTAGTTGGTAAAACCAATAAAAATAATTTAATATTTGAAATTAAAGATAAACAATTTAAAATATCACCAGAAGGAATAATTTTATGAGTTATTTAATATATGTTAATGGACTGGGACCAAACTATAAAGGAGATAACATGTATGAATTTATTTTTTCGGACGATATTAAAAATGTTTGGGATGATACTTGGAATTCAAAACCATCTAATGGATATCCCAAACCACCGAATTTAGAATATGTTAAGAAAGTCGGAGTATTGAAAGACACGTCAATTGAGTTTGATTTGATTCAAAACTCTGATTTTTTTAGTTTTACAGATAGTATGGATGATGTCGTTGCATTGGCTTGGGAAAAAGAAAGTGAAGATATTGATTTTACAACAACAAAAAGATTAGTTTTTAGGTTTGGAGAATCAGAAAAAATAGTAAAAGATAAATTATACGAACGAGATGTCGTTCTAGAATTCGAAAAAAAAGTAGTATATGAAAACTAACAAATATGTAGACTTAGTTAAATTTGGGTTGAAGCCAAAAACTTTAATGTCATTAAATGAATCTGAAATTAATAGATTACATAAAAATCTTATTGAGAATAAGAAACGTGTAACTAAAGAAGAAACCAAACAAACTGTAGTTCAAAGTACTTACGACACATCAAATGCTGATGACCAAAAAAAATTAGCTCAAAAAGGTGTTAAAGTTGACCCTGTCACAAAAAAAATAACATTAAATAATGGTAGTAAAAGTGCACCTAAAAACGATGTTATTAAGGATGGTGAAATGTCAGAATCAAAATCAAAAAAAGATGATTATGGTAAAATAAATCCATGGAGAATTTGTCATTCACAATTAGGTCCTAAAAAAACACCTAAGTTTGAAAGATGTGTTAAGGCAATTAAACAATCGATGAATGAAGGAAAAAATCCTTTTTCTGTGATTTTAGAAAATAAAATCTTATCTTTGGTGGAGAAACATTTAAAACCAAAAATGACAAAAGGAGATTTAATGGATTTATTAGGTAAAAAAATATCAGTTAGTGAAAACACTAAGGAAAAAGAGGCACCTGTAAAAGACCCAGGTACTAAAACGCCATCAAAACCAAAAACAAAAGACCCGTTTAAACCAGAACCACATAAAAACCCAAAACCAAAGGCTCATCATGACGAACCAAAAAAACATCATCATAAACATGAAACTAAAGAGTTTGTGATGGATGCCCCAGCACCAACAAAAGAACCAAAGGTAACACCAGGTACTAAAACACCACCAAAACCAAAAACAAAAGACCCGTTTAAACCAGAACCACACAAACAACCAAATCCAAAGGCTAGAAAAAAGTTACCGAGTTGGTTAACATTTAATAATTTAGGAATCAAATTCAAAAAATAATGAAAAGTAAAAGAGTTAAAGAACAAGTTGATTACGGTGATTATCCTGAAAGGATGCACCCAAGTATACAAGGTAAGTTAGAAAGAGGAGAAACTCCATATTCTAAACATCCAGCAATGCCTGAAGGTGAAAAAAGTTTTGACCAAATAGTGGCATCTAAAAGATTTAAAGATGTTGTCGATAAGTTCGCAAGATATGCTGGTTCGAGAGACCAATTACGACATCCAAATGCATTTATGAACTTAATGATGAGTGCAATGCAGATGATGAAAAATATTGCTAATATAGAACAAAAAAACAAAGCATATTTTGAAAAACTTGCAGTTGATTTGGTTAAAAAAGAAATGGGTATTCCTGAAGGTAAGATTAATTTTATTGCCGAATTAGTTCCTATGGGTGCTATTGAAGCTGCTGACACAATGCAAGGACAGAGTGAAGAATTTTCTGATGAAGATATTGAAGATGCTTTTGGAGAACATGCTCAAGAATTACAAGACTTTGAGGATGCGTTTGAAAAGTTCGATATGGAAAAAGCCAAAAGAAGATTCATGAATTCATTAATTCAAGGTGCTGCAAAAAAAGGTCACTACATGTTTGAGTTAGTTAGAGGTGAAATTGAAAGAATTAATCCACAACTAATGAATATGTATGGTCTTTCTATGTCAATTTTAGATTATTTATATTGGATGTATCCTGAAGATATGGTAATGAGTATGTCAGCGTCAGGACAAGGTCAGGCAGGACAAGAAGAAGTTGATTTACAAACAGACCCACCAACAGTTAAAGCTAAAGGTGCTAGTTTTCCAATATTAGTTCACGAATTACTGAAAGGTGTTTATGATATTTTAGGTTCTCATGGATTACCTGATGACCCAAGACAAGCTGAAATGGTTAAAGGTTCTGAAGATACTTTACCTGCAGAAGTTTGGGATTTAAGATTAGGACCAATTTTTTGGGAAAAGTTCTTAGAAACTTTCCCTGATAAGTTATTTGAAGAAGACCAAAAGATGATTCAAAATTATCTTATTTCAAGATTCTCAATGTTAAGTGCTCAAGAATTTTTAGATTTGGCTAAAGATATTTTATCGGGTAAACCATCAGGAAAAAAATACATCCAAGATATGGTTGATGAAATCGTTGCTGATTTAAGAAGTGATGAATATAATCAAGCCATGGGAGATGAAGATGATGATGATAGCGGTGATGACGATGATGGATTAGGTGATTTTTTAGGTGGATTAGGAATTAGTAGACCTAAATAAACCAATTAATAATAATAAAAACCCCTCCATTGGATAAATGTGAGGGGTTTAATATTTATAGTATATGAGTTTATCAAAAGAACAATTAATTTTAGAATACACTAAATGTGTTAAAAATACTCCATATGCGTTAAGAACGTATTTACAGACTTACGACAATACAGTGTCACAGTATGTTCCTTTGGAGTTATTTCCTGACCAAGTATCCTTACTTGAGGATTATGAAGCACATAATGAAAATATCGCGTTAAAATACAGACAGGCTGGCGTGACAACCGTAACTGCGGCATGGGCATCTAAAAGACTTGCATTTGCATCAAAAAAGAAACCTGAAAAGATTTTGATTATTGCAAACAAATTAGATACCGCAATTGAGATGGCCAATAAAGTTAGGGCCTTTACACAACAATGGCCTAAGTGGACAGGTATTGACTTTTCAAAAGAAAAAGATTCTCAAAGACATTATAAATTAAATAATGGTTGTGAGGTAAAGGCAGTTGCAACATCAAAAGATGCTCTTCGTGGATATACTCCAACAATACTCATTTTTGATGAGGCGGCATATATTGAAGCCGATAGTGATTTCTGGTCTGCTTGTATGGCCTCTCTATCTACAGGAGGTAAAGTTATAGTTATCTCAACACCAAACGGATTTGACCCGATATATTATGAAATATATGACCAAGCATTAAGAAATATGAATGAATTTAAAATTTCTGAAATGTTTTGGTATAGAGACCCAAGATATACAAAAGATTTAAAATTTATTAAAGTAGATGATTTAATTCATTATTTTTTAAACAGAGATGATTATAAAACTCCTGAAATTATTGATTATAATGAAATACCATTTAAAGATAGAGATTATGAAAAAATAAAAGAAATAATTTCACAAGGTTTCAAACCTAGTTCAAGTTGGTTTGAAGGAATGGTTAAAAAGTTAAAATTTGATAAAAGAAAAGTTTCTCAAGAGTTGGAGTGTAATTTCTTAGGTTCTGGTGATAATGTGTTTGATTCTAGATTATTACAGGATATACATCAAAATCAATTAAAAGACCCTGATAATAAAATGATGGGAGGTGCTTTATGGATTTGGAAAGAACCTGTTGAGGGTCATAAGTATATTATGGGTATGGATGTATCTAGAGGTGATTCTGAGGACTTTACATCGTTGGTTATAGTAGACTTTGATGAAAGAGAACAAGTCGCAGAATACCTTGGTAAAGTCCCTCCTGACGTAGCTGCGGAAATTGCCTATAAATGGGGGATGATGTATAGTGCGTTTATAGTTATTGATATTACAGGAGGTATGGGAGTATCAAGTGCGAGAAAATTACAAGAAATGGGTTATAAAAACTTATACATTGATGGTATAGACACTTCTAATGTTTGGAAATACAATGCAAAGGCGTTAGATAAGATACCAGGAATTAATTTTAACAATAAAAGAGTTCAAATTATTGCATCATTTGAGGAGGCTCTTAGACATGGATTTAAAATAAAGAGTAGTAGGTTATATAATGAAATGAATACCTTTATTTATATTAATGGTAGACCCGACCATCAAAAAGGACATCACGATGATTTAATTATGGGTATTGCCATGGCCACTTATGTCGGTGAAAATTCTTTTAATCAATTACAAAAAGTAACAGAACAAACAAAGGCGATGTTAAATTCATGGCAAGTAAATAACAACGAAGAATCTTCAAAATCAATAACATTTAATCCAGTAGTACCTTCGGGACCAATGATGGGAAATCAAAGATTTAACAATGAACCATCAAAAAAAGACTATGAAAACTATGGATGGTTATTTGGAGGTAGAAGATAGTATTTATAAAAAAAACAATTAGATTAAATTTATTAAATGGAACAAAATAATCAAAATTTAACAATATGGCAAAGGTTATCACAAACTTTTGGGCCAAATTCATTATTGAATCAGGACTATCCTACATTCAGATATGATAAAAAAGAATTACTTAAAACTACAAATAAGCAAGAGTTTGAAAAACAAAAATTACAAGCACAACAAACTGTATATCTTGCTCAACAGTGGACAAAAATAGAAAATAATCTTTATACACAGGGTGTTTACTTTGAACCAACTAGATTGGCGTCATACTATGATTATGAAAGTATGGAATACACACCTGAAATATCGGCAGCTTTAGACATTTATGCTGAAGAATCTACAACACCAAATCAAAATGGTTATATACTTCAAATATATTCCGAATCAAAACGTATTAAATCTGTTTTGACGGATTTATTTAACAATTCGTTAGATATTAATACTAACTTAGTAATGTGGACTAGGAATGTGTGTAAATATGGTGATAATTTTGTGTATTTAAAACTTGACCCAGAAAAAGGAATTGTAGGTTGTTTACAGTTACCTAACATTGAAATTGAAAGAATTGAAAAAAGTATGAAGGGTAAATCTAATTTAGATAATAACGAATCAGAACAAAAAGGACTTAGATTTAATTGGAAAAATAGAGATTTAGAATTTAATACTTGGGAAATTGCTCATTTTAGATTATTAGGTGATGATAGAAAGTTACCTTATGGTACCTCTATGTTAGAAAAAGCAAGAAGAATTTGGAAACAATTATTATTATCAGAAGATGCTATGTTAATATATAGAACATCTAGGGCACCTGAAAGAAGAGTATTTAAAGTTTTTGTTGGTAATATGGACGATAAGGACGTTGAACCATATGTACAACGTGTTGCTAATAAATTTAAAAGAGACCAAGTTGTTGACCATAAATCAGGTAACGTAGATTTACGTTTTAATCAGATGGCGGTAGACCAAGATTATTTTATACCTGTAAGAGACCCAGCTCAAGCTTCCCCAATTGAAACTTTACCAGGAGCTCAAAATTTATCTGAGATTGCGGATATTGAATATATTCAGAAAAAACTATTAACTGCTCTACGTGTTCCAAAGGCGTTTTTAGGGTTTGAAGAAGTTACAGGTGACGGTAAAAATTTATCATTACAGGATATTCGTTTTGCAAGAACAATTAATAGAATCCAAAAAAGTATGTTGGCGGAAATGAATAAAATTGCCATTATACACCTATTCCTATTAGGATTTGAAGATGAATTATCTAATTTCACCTTATCATTAACTAACCCGTCAACTCAAGCGGATTTACTTAAGATTGACGTTTGGAAAGAAAAGATATTATTATATAAAGATGCAACCGCCGCTGTTGAAGGTATTGCACCTGTATCACATTCTTGGGCTAAAAAACATGTTTTAGGATTTTCGGATGAAGAGATTAAACTTGATATACAACAACAAAGAATTGAAAAAGCGGTTGCTAAAGAACTTGAAAATACATCAACAATTATTGTTAAAACAGGTATATTTGATAATATTGATAAATTATATGGCTCAACATCAGGCACAACTGCAGGAGCAGAATCAGGTGAGATGGGAGGTTCAGAACCCGCTGGATTAGGAGCACCACCATCATCAGGTAGTGATATTGGTGGACCACCGCCAGGTGGAGAAGAGGCAGGAGGGGCACCACCTGCGGGAGAAGAAGCATCAGTAACACCCGAATCAAAAAAAGATTCAAATTATAATATTTTATTAGAAAGTGATGATTTTTTAATTGAAGATGAAATTATTGATTTATCTAAAGGAAAAAATTATTTAGGTGAAATGGAAGTACATTTGAATAAACTACTAAATAACTAATATTTATTATAAAATATATTAGTATGGAATTTGGAATTTTAAAATCAAAAATAGAAGAAAAATTAGCAAGAGCCTATTCAAATAACACTTTAAGTGAAGAAATTAAAGTGTTTAAGAAAATAGTATTAAACAATCCTAATGTAAGTAGGGCTTATCACATATATAATGAATTAAGTAAAAACAAAGGTTTTGACAAAAAATTTGCAGAGGATTTTGTTAATGAATGTATTGATTTATTTAGTAAAATACAGTTAACAAAAAAATCAATATCACAAATTAATGAATGGACAAAAAATATTACTTGTGAAAATCAATATAAACAAATTGATGTTGTTATAGGTAAAAATACTTTAATTATTGAAAATTTAATTAATTCTAAAAATTCAATAATTAATAATTTAACAAAAAAAGAATTCAAATCTAATATAATTAATTTACCAATAGAGAAAATTGTTGAGGTTGCAAACAGTAATTTAAAAAATTATTTATCTGAATTAAATGAATCTG